CCAGTATTAATATTACCGGCGTTATCCTTAGCCTGAATGGTACCAGAAAGTGTTACCTTTGCCGATCCCCATTCAGCAATATTTTCTGCAAGTTTTAATGTGAATGTTTGTCCGGTGCGGGCAGTGTCAGCCAGTTGTGTAAAGTATTTTGGTGTTACACCATCAGTCAATGTAATAACAAAACTGTTGAGATCGGTATCTGCTGGTTTATTCCACGTTACTATTAAATCGGTTCCAGTAAACGTACGCGCCACACTAGTAACTTCTGCTGGTGCTGTGGTGTCTAATAGTTTAGCAGGATCAATTGGTGTAACAGCGGTACCGGCAGCATCTTCTTTATACCGCCCGAATACATCATAATGACGAATTTTGACGTAGCGTGCCGTGTAATCTGTACCACGACTAATGCTGGCGGTAGTGTCGGTACCAGTCCATACCGCCGTATAGGTTCCACCCAATGAACTTGAATCATGAACTTCCGTGTATGAATATCCAGCCCACGCTGGCTTTGTCCACGAAACCGTGTAGCCCTTAGTGATAGCGTTAACCGATCCGCCAGTAGGTACAGCAGTATTGTCAGTAGCAGTAATTGATGTAACTGCTGTACCGGCATTTAGGTTACCAAAATTGTCACGAGTTTTAATGGTTGCTGCAAGCGTAGACTTTGCTGTACCCCATAGCGCCTTGTTTTCATCAAAGCCAAGCGTATAAACTTGAGCAGTGTTGCTAGGATCAGCGAGTTGAGTGACGGTCTTTGGTGTACCAGCAGGGTCTAGAATAATAACAAAGTCGCGCAAATCTGTATCAACTGGCTTGGTGAAGTTAATGACATAATCTGTTCCAGTGAACGTGCGGGTAACGCTTGTTACTACTCCTGGTGCAGTAGTGTCCACAGCAGCAGTAACTGGATCGGTAGGTGTTGCGGTCATTTCTGATGAATATGCACCCCAGTCATTAAAGATATTTCTGTGTCGTACCTTAACGTATTTGACAGTAGTTGTAGATACCACCGCCGAGTTTCCTGTTCCTTGCCATACAACTGTAAGTGCCCCACCAGAACTATCAGCATGAGAAACCTCAGTGTACGAGTAATCTTCTGTGGTAGGCTTTGTCCATGAAGTAGTGTAACTGTAGTTGCCATTAACAGTAGCAGCCCCAGTAACCGCTGGTGCAGCAGTAGCATACGTTGCTGTACTCGTTGGACTAGCGGCGGTAATATTACCCGTTGGACTAACGGCTTTTACGCTAGCAACAATTGTTTTCTGTGCGCCGCCAAAGGCAACAACATTCTCGGCAAACACAATGTCGATTGTTTCTGTGGCATTGCCAGTTGCAGGTACTGAGTAGTTGCGTGTAATTGAATTTGCAGTAAGAATGACAATATAACTAGCAGCATCATTAGTCGTACTCTTGGGGAATACGTAACGGTACGTGGTGTTGACCCACGATGATGTTCCTACTAGGGGTGCCGCACAAATAACTGGCGGGTTAGGATCGGTTGGTGTAACCGTTGACAACGTTGACCATGCTGATGCACGACCAAAAATATCAACGTGCCGCGCCTGCACATCACGAGCAGTATAATCGGCGCGGGTAATAGTTGCAGTGGTATCAGTACCCTTCCAGATAGAAGTATAAACACCGGCACCAGTTGCTGAGTCCTGAATTTCTGTGTACGAATAGCCAGCGAATGTTGGCTTAGTCCATGTTACTGTGTATGCTTTGGCAATGCTGGCAGTAGTAATAGTTGGCACTACTGTAAGGTTGCTAGATGTCGCGCTTGAAATAGCAGCAGCCGACGAAATCAATCCAGTATTATCACGAGCATAGATGTTTCCAGTAATAGTAACCTGAGGTGAACCCCACAATGCTTGATTCTGCTCAATTGGTAATTTGAACGTTTGTGCTGTTCCAGAAACAACTTCTGCTGGTAGTCGTACCGTGGTGCCACTGGTTAACTCAATGATGAAGTCACGCAAATCAGCGTCAGCAGGTTTGTTAAACGCAAGACTATACGTAGGGCTAGTGTATGTTGCAACTACTGACGTTACTGGACTGGGAGGTGTCACATCGACAGCAGCAAGAACTGGATCAATTGGGGTTACTGCATGTTCAGCACTATACGATCCATTATCACCAAATACGTTGACATGTCTAATCTTAACATACTTAATTGTTGTTGCTGATACTAGTGTAGAACTTGCAGTACCTTGCCAAGCAAGCGTAAGTCCACCGCCGCTGGAACCAGCAGCAGCAACTTCTGTGTACGCATAATCGGCTGTGACTGGTTTTGTCCAAGAAGCAGTATATGAGTAGTCTCCAGCAACTACAGTTTCTCCCGCTACGGAGGGGGCGGCGGTAGAATACGTAGCATTAGCGGAAACAGAAGCGGCAGATTTATTACCAAACGTATCAACTGCTTGAATAGTAACTGCTATTGCTTTTTGCGCAGTACCCCAAGTTGACTGGTTGGCAGACAAGTACAAGTCATATGTTTCTGTTGCTGATCCAGTGGCATACATTGTTTTCTGTGACGTGATTGAATTAGCGGTGAAGTTCAATAGATATTGTGCCATATCAGACTCAGAGTTCTTGGTAAACGATACACGGAACGTTGTACCTACCCACGATACTGTTGGTGTGGCTGGTGTGGCTGGGGCAGTCGTATCAACAATGACGGGGTTTAATGCTGTGACGCTAACTCGTGGCGATGTCTCCGTACCAATCAAACCAAATACGTCTTTGTATTGCGCCGCAAGGTATTTTGTTGAGTAGTTGGTTGTCTGGTAAATGAGTGCGGAGTCGGTACCTTCAAGAATCTGTGTTGCTGATCCACCGGAACTAGCGTCGTACATGTTAATGATAGTTGACTGGTAATCATTAGGTTTTCCTGTAAGACCGGCCACATTGACTGAATATGCCTGCGACAATCCTGTTGCGGTGAATGTTCCTGTTGGTGCGGATGGTGACGGGTTTGTTCCGCTACCAGTTACACCACTAGACACATTGTTGCTAGTGTCTCGTGATTGTACTTTGATGTATAGTGTGGCCTGTGGTGTAGTAAACTCTTTACGGTTGACTTCTAATGGGAACTCAAAGCGCGGAGTGGGTGAGTAGTAAATACGAGCATTTGAATACCCAGAGTCATTAGAAATAGTAACCTTGAAGTCCTTAAAGTCTGTGCTTAGCCGTGGTGGTGTGTCACTCCATGTTGCTACGAATGTTGATTCAGCAAAGTTGACAACGAGTGTGTCAGCATCGGCGGGGGCGGTAGTATCAATCGGTGCAGTGTATTCATACGACTCAGACCATTCCGATCTTTTAGATTCAGAATCAATACTACGTGCTTGTAAACGGTAGACTTGCCCAGGCTTGAGTCCCTCTACCCTTAGTTTCACAAGGCCACTTCAAGACGGTACTCAACGTCTAACACGCTATTAGCATCCTTGTAGATTGTTGTGGGTACGGTACGACTCACGAGAATGTAGTCTGGGTTGTTTACGTCCGAATCAAATACTCGTAGTCCATCTAGCATTAACTTGTTTTGAATCTCAACATACGGTCCTGTTCCTGTAGCCGCCGCCGAAACAATGTCGGCACCAGTATTGTCATACACTAGCGTTGACCCTGTGGTGCCAGTCTTGGCAATGTATGTTCCATTGACATCGGCAGAGTTACCGACGTTGCCGACATAAATGTACTGACCCACAGCAATTCCATGAGCAATAGTTGTAGTCAATGTAGTGACATTACTTGTACGAGCAACGTTGGTAATTAACCATCCTTGTGTTACCGCCGTTGGTGATGTTCCCGTGGCTGCTTCTGATACAACAGTGTTTCCTTCTTGTGTATAGGTTAATGTTGTTCCTAGTGGTGTTGCACCAATAATAAACGAACCATTAAAAGAACTTGAGTCGTTAGTCAGATTGCTAATTGTTACTGTGTCACCAATAGCGAATCCATGAGTAGCGGAGGTAGTAATTGTTACTAAATCGTTAGCATCTCGGGCCACGAAAGTAATTGTTTTACTGTTGTTATCTGTGCTCGCAGTAATTCCAATCGCCACTTTATCCACGTTAGCCCAATCAAATGCGGTATTGTCAAGTGTTCCTTTGGCTACTGTAAATGTTCTGTAAGGGTTATTGGAATCGTACGCAGGAATTGTCCAAGTGTAGGATACCGCATCCCCATCACGATCAGTCAATGTCAATACGAGGCCGGTGGCATCACTAGAATACGTTCCCACAGCAATACCAATTTCATCGGTAGCGGAATACCCTGACAGATCAATGTTAGTAAAGTCGTACGTCATTGTAGTAATTGTGCCGTCGGTGTCCTGTTGTGATACCAGCGAAGAATCACCGATGCGATTCAATGATCCGTCGGACAAGTCAACGAATGTTGGATTGGCACCGTCCGTCGTAGCCCACGGTTCATCGTTATCAAATTGGGTAATAACGGTGCCAGTGTACGCACCCGAGGCTGGGTTCTTATCAAAACTAAACAGACCCATTTCTTTAACGTTCATTGCTAGACCAGCGGGGAATGATGCTTTGAATACCACCTTTTTGTGTGCCGTGTCACTCACGTCTACGGTACCAAGATTAACTACCGCGCGAGTGTATTCAAATCCCAGATCAGTGTCATCAACAGTAGCCGCCGTATTATCTACACCCAAAGCAATACTACGAGCATACGATGGTACCATACCGGCCAAGTATCTCAGGATTGCATCCTTACCGGCGGTAGTGATAACATTACTAGACTCACCCGCTTTTTCTCCATCAATGTACCAAGTGTACGTACCTTTCATCATGAGTAGCGTGCCTCGTATTCCGTTGCGCCAGTGGCATCAGTAACATCAAATTCTAGATCAACCACTACGGTTCCGTCATCCAATGGCCTAACCGTTGAAGTAATCGAACTGGCAATAATTGACGGGGGTAGCAAGGAGGGTGGCTCTGGCTGTGATAATGTTTGTGACGAGTAGGCTTCGGTTTCCTCGTTCTCTGGTTCATTGGAATCGTCTGGATCGAATTCTGATGACTTGGCTTCTACTTCTCCGTCATCGTCAATGGTGTACTCTGATTCATTGTCCCGCCAAATAATCTTTATATCGTTGGGAATGGATTTTGGATTGTCACCAATGTTAAGAATGACCCGCTTTTGATACATACCTACATCTTATCGCGGATGTAAACAAAAATCAAATCTCTACCGCGTCGAGACTAGTTTCTAGTCCTTCTTTCCAACTGACTGACAATTTTGTTACGGTGAATCGTTTGTTGGCGGTGAGACTGAGTTCGCTATGACGAATAGTGATAATATCACCAATCTCAATTAGTGGAGTACCGACCAGTGTCACACTGATACTATCCTTGGGCTTAGACATTCGTGATTGTACCCATGTGGCAATAGCGTCGGCAGAATCACGATCTTGAAGCCAATCTGAAGAGAACTCAACGGTGTCTTCAGATCCACCGAACGCATCAATCTGCTTTTCAACCGAACCCTCTTGACCAGGATGCAGCACACGACCAAAGATCGTGAACATTTCTTCCTGCTCCGCACCCTTACCGTTAATCATTTGGTCTACCATTGTCAAGTTACGGAAAGAAAACTTTGCTCCGAATGGAGTGTACTGAAAGTCCTTCACTACAACGTTAGGGTTAGACGTAACATACTCTACAGAAAATGCCGGATACTCATAATCAAATCGTACGTTGTATTCTAGAATGATGGTTGCGTTCTTTGGCTCGGGTGGTGGATCTTTCTTTGGCTTTTCTTTTTCTGCTGGTTTGGCCGCAGCAGCGGTGGCCGCAACACCGGCGGCTGCCGCATCATCTGTTACTACCGGATCTACTGGATCTGCCATTATCGCTCATCCCTTCGTACTACTTGTGCGCCCTGTTTACGTAACGCCGTAAGATATGCGGGCCATTGCCAATTACCGGCGTTGGCAGCAGCCTTCTGACACGGTGGCTTGTCGCCCATCCATTTTTTATCAAAGAACACCTTTTTCTGCTCTGCTGTCATACGTACGTATGGTCCGTATTTATTGCAAGCATCCTGAAGTTTCTTCTTCATCTGGTCGATCTGATTGTCAACCAGCGTGGCCGGATCAATCCATTGCTTGCGTGACAATGCTTCTGGATGTCTGATAGCATACATTCCTTGAACGTATCCGGTGGTGCCTTTGTCAAAGAAGATACCGCCATTTTTGCGCCCAATGACATTACGAACAATGTCGCTGTATGTCGCCACCAATTGTGTATAAAGGTATAAATCAAAGTATCTACGGTCACCGGCTATGTAAGAAACAACTTCAAGTTTTAGTCCGTTCTGCAGAATTCTGTCACCATTGAGTGCCCTAAAGTTGAAAAACTCAACCCTTAGAGTTTCTGCTCGTGTGTCTAGTTTCGGCTTGTTTGCTTTGGTCTTTGTCGTGCTGGTAGAAAATACTTGTGCGTATGGACCACAGAACTTCGTTGTGTGTCCTGGCATAGTTGACTCAAACGCATTGAATCCGATAACGTACGAGTGTAGGTTTGGCTGGTTTGCTCCATAGATTATGAGTCCTACACGATTAGATCCGTTCGTGAGTCTATCAATATTGATGACCGCCCCAACGCTATCGTGAACAATACCAGTCTCCCAGTACACCCATTGTGTACGAATGCTATCCAGTGGTAGTCCTGCTCCACCAGGAATAGCGGGAAGTGACACTCCTGGCCGTGGACCCTTATTGGCTGCGGGAGGAACAATTGATTTTGGCGGCGGTGTATTTGAATCAACATTGGGGAAGACCTCTGGATAATTCTTCTTCAATTGACCTTTGCCAGTAAACCTTGGTGGCAACCCACCATTGAGTTCCACCAAGCGCGCACGATCCTCATCATTCTTGATGAACATGTATGCTTTGCCGGTACCCAATGAACGTTCTGCGTATGCCTCTAATCCAGCGTACCTATACGTCTTGTCTTTGAATTCAAAGACGCCGTTCTCTTCAATTGGAGCACTCTTACCGATAATAATGTTGTCGAACTCTGGGTTGGCCTTTTCATTCATGCTCCCCTCAATCTCATACTTAAAGAACCCATCTTTGATTTCTTTTACGTTAAACGTACCGAGCGACATCATCTCGGGTGGTTCCCACAATACAGCATTTTTACCAACATCTTGTGCGGCACCGGCGACTCCTGTCGTACCTTCACCAAATATGTTAACGTTCTTGTATTTGACGATGACCTTTGAAGCGGAGTCTAGTTTCTTTTGGCTGGCCTCAAGCACTTCATCGTAACCGCCCTCAACAATATTGCTAGCGTCTGACGGACTATATTTGAGTTGCATACTGTAAAGATAGATGTTATCTGTTAGCAGACCGGCGGCGGGAGTAAAGGTCACCAACTTTTCTACTTCCGTAGAACTCGTAGTAAACGTTACATTGATTGGTACCCACGAATTCTTTGTACTGACCACCTGTGTGCTACCGGCAGTAATGGTAACATTTGATTGACCAGTCGGTAAGAAGATCCACCCAGACAAATTGTATTGTGTGCTGGGACTGAGACTCTTTGCTTTCCAGCCAGCAACACCGGCACTAGTGTAGTGTGCTGTACCAATCTCTTCCGATGACGTTAACACAGCGGTTGCTGTTTTGTTATACGTTACTGTATATGAGATACCGTCCAGTACCCCAGCAGTAACTCCGGTCAGTGTTGCTGTCCCATCGAAACTTGATCCAAGCCCACTGATAGTTAATGCTGATCCGTTCACTGGTGCAGGGATATCATTATGGGCGGGTACAAGAATGAGTGTCACAACCGTACCACTATTGGCGTACGAGTATGTATAGAAATCTGGCTCACGGACCAATTTAGTACAGGTAGGGAATTCTTCGATGTTTGAACCAGTGGGGGCGGCTGATGGCAAGGGTACATTGTCCTGTGCGTTAAAGTTGTAGTCATTATTGGCAGATTCTAGTTCGGCTGCTTCTACCAACCTGTCTCCAATAAATCCACCGATAATGTCATAGTCTGTTAGACGACCAAAAGCAAGATTTATTCCACCCTGAGTACCAACAGTATTATTACTAATCAGAACTTCATTCCCCAGCGCGCCCTGACCAACCGCCATCACCACGGTATTAGCAGGAATTCTTTCGTATCTCGGTAATCCGGTGGTAGCATTAATTTCTGTTACTAGCATCCCAGGAGTAATCTCTGACAAGTCTGCTTTTCCGTATAATGTACTAGTAGTAATGGTAACCTTGTTCTGTCCTGTGGTGGCACTACCAATACGAACAAAGTATGGTGCGTACAAATACCCTTTGGACATAATATGCAACCGTCCCACTTCATCAAAGTACAATGAAATCTGGAATACTTCTGCAATACTCTGCAATATTTCCCACGGGTTGTCTTCCTTCTTTGTCCACAAGAATTTCATCTTTTCAAAGTCATCCATACCATAGACAACATAGTTACCGAAACTAACCGAATCAAGAATTGTAAGAATGGCGTCCTTGACCGAGGTGCTCTTGCGTGAGTTTATGTCACCATTAAAGAAGAAAATGTCCTGACACTTGTTATTTTGTAACAGCAACGATTTGTCTACGAGTTTGGCGCTTGCCTTGTCTCGCCCGTCACTCGACCATTCTTCCACGAGCAGTGTGCCCAGTTTGACCTGGTTGGTAATACCAGTGTAACTAACGAAGAAATGGAAGGTAGCATTCTTTTTGAACAACTCGTGTAGTGGACCCTTGGTATTGTTCTGGTCGAATAGCCGTGAGTCATTTAAGAAATTCACCGACCCAGTATTTGTTGAGGACCGGCCAATCGGTGCAAACTTGCTTTCCTCACTCAGTTCCTTGTCGATGCTAAAGTCTGTAACATAACTCGTGGCGTCCATTACCAGACGCGCAGATAACTCTGTGACCGTAACAAACTGACGATCACCAACGGTAGTATCAACAATTACTCGTACAGCGTCTGCGTTAACAATGTTTTGATTTACCGCCGGATTAAAGTATGACTTTGTTGTGCTCCATGTTGTACCATTGTAATAGATACTGAGGGTCTTAATGTTGTCTACCTTGGAGTCACCAATCTCATCTTCGTCGGACAGGTCTGCTTCACTGGGCATCTCGTACACTGTTGTCCAGACACCACGACTCTTTGTTTGCACTACCGCCGTTTTTGGTGTACCATGACTAGTCTCAAACTTGGCGGTAATCTTATTGACAGGCACTTCCTGTACGCTACAAGCAAAGCCAATGTCATCATCAGGGTTGAGTTCTACCGGAGTTCCGGTGGGATTCTGTAATGTCTGTGAAATAGTTGAAGCGAGCGTAATCTTATCAAACATCCAGGGAGTCTTAGGATTGGTAGACTCTAGTCGCATGATTTTCTTTGGACCGTCCACTCCCAAGTTAACTTCTACGAGCATCAAGTAGTCACCGACACGAACGTCTGTTAATGGACGCTCTAATGTGATAACAATCTTTTCACCGATCTGTTTGACCGTCAGAACTTCTGCACGATCCTTAATGTACTGCGTTGTTGGTTCAACATTGGTGATAACGAAAGTGTTGGGCAATACACCAGCAGCATAATAGATTCGTGAGCATCCAGTGGTAGTGTTTCCGTAACCACTAATGTTTGCGGTGGTGGCAACGGCGGGGTTATTGGAAATAACAATGTATGCTGTATTACTCAGCACCACCTTTGATGTACTATTGCACGTCAATGTATTACTGTCAATAGTTGTTCTGACGACTGCAGAGTCACTATTCTTTCCTGACAAAACTATTGCACTTTTACCAGAAGTTGCTGCTGCCGTAGTTACTCCAGAAATATAGTTGTTTGTTACCGTCCCAAGATCTGCATGAATTTGAATAGCATTGTCCGTGGTGCCGGTAATCGTACCCTGCTGAATTGCTGTATTATCACAGTCCGTCAAGTCAGCGCCAACAAGGCTACCAGTCAGAGTACAGTTCTTGATGCTGATGTTCGTATTCTTTTCTGACACGCTCGCACGATCTACGTTTGCTCTGATACCATAAACAGAATTGAATGTAGAGTTATAGATCTGAACGTTGTCACACGCATCAGACTTATCGGAGAAGTTATGGCTAGTCAAATAAACACCGGCGGCTTCGTTGTGTGTTGTCGCGTGGTTAGCATTTGTCTGTGTAATTCCGCTGATCTTAATGTTTGTGCAACCCTCAATATTAATAGAGTGACAGTTGCTAGAAAGGTTTAGCGTTGCGCCCTTGATCCAAACAAAGTGTGTGTTGGACATACTAAAGTGCCCACGGGTAACTGATGTTGTGCCACCAGCGTTCCAGGTTCCTCCCACAATGATATTGTTACCAGCAGCAGATGCTTCATTTGGCGCTAGTGACATTACACCAGTAGCACCGGCAAATTGCGGTACGTAACGTGGATGCTGCTTAATAGTGATGGTAGAGGCACCCAGAGTGTATGAATCAATAGTGAAGGTCACGGGAGTCTCTATGACTTTACGAATTGTTCCGACCGTTTTAATGCTAACGACTCGTAGCGCCATTCTGGCGCCAGCAATCAATGACTGCTGGATGTTGGTTGCAGGCACACCTGATAAAGTCAATGTTGTTGGACTGGCAGGATTATACGACACACCAGTAACATTGGTTCGTGAGTTACCAAAGTATGCCATATATGGAGCACTAGCAGATACATGGTAGTCAATAGTTCTACCACTAAAGTCTAGATACACATTTGGTGGAATAATCATTGGTTCCGTCAAGGTAATATTGTTCAAGAACTTTACACCACCGCCGCCCGTATAACTACACTTGGCTAATACTTCATTGACCGCTTGTGACGTGGTGGCGGTAGACCCCACAATCATTGACACAATGTTATTCTGGACGCCATAGTTACGAACAATTGTACGGTTAGATGCGTAGTGTCGTACACGAATAAAACTAAACGTAAATGTAATGTTTTGATTAGCCTTAACGTCGCTAGGCAATGGATCTTTCAGAATGATTTCTACCCAATACCTACCTGGGCGACTCTTACCGATCATTCGTTTACGCCAACTGGCGATCTTTGTTGTGAACGTACCAATTGTTACTGGAACGTTTGTGCGCAATAGTCCCCATGTATTCTCAGCAAACGTCAGAACCTTTGTTCCTGATTTTGCTGTCATTGCTACTGGCTCAGTGATATTACGCACACCAGCATTAAGGATCTGCATTGACGATACCGTTGAAATGTCATTGAATGGACCACCACCCAAAGCATGGTCAAAGGCCAAATAGTTACCGGCCTTAAAAATCTGTGTGTCAATCTTATCCTTAGTCAGCAAGAACAAGTCATTCGTAGAAACTGTATTCTTCATCACGCCATGAACAGTAACATGACGCTTAGGTGGGAAGAATCGTGGGGTCTTTACGTCTAATGTACGTCCACCACAAGGGAATAAACCCGCTACACCTAGTTCATTCGTACCAACCGAACGTCTTGGTGATACCCAATTGCGAAACGCTGAACCATCGAACGAATCGGTAGCGTACGTGCGATAATCATTCAGGCTCCATGCTCTACCGCTGTTTGCTGCCTTATGTGCAGCATTAATGGCGGCGGCGGAATTCTTACTAACAGCAACGAGACTACGAATATTGTTTGTTTCACGCCACGGCTTTGAAAATGAATTAGACTGCATCATTGGTTGACGATTGGCTACACGCTCTTTGATGCCATACATTGTGGAATAAAGATCATTTCCACCGCCAAAATCATTAAACCCTCGCGCAAAGAACACGTTGCCCATGTTCCACTCACACAACACTTGCGTTGACGCGTCAGGGATAATAGGATTGGATCTTATTTGTGATTTGATTTCTGATGCTGTTGTAGAATCAAGTGTACGCACTAGATTTCTTCCCAGGATGCATCAAAATTCCACAAGTCAGTCTTGGCACCGCTAGGCAAAGAAAAGTTTCTCTTAGATACGGTATAACTGAAATCTTTGAACCGCACCTCGGCGGTGTATAATGGATTGCTCAGGTTAAACGCATTGTTGTTATGGTATACCTTAAACGTAAAACTACCAAGAGTGTTAGCGTAAAAGTCGAGCATCTCTTGCCCAGACCAAAATCCATCAACCGTTGCGTATTGATTTGCTGGTACTTCTTCCCATGACACAGACCATGAACGCTTACGTGCTACAACATACCCACGCATTGTTCCCATTGCTGAACGATCAGTGTTACCTATCTCATCATACGATACGTCTAATTCTCGCCTGTTATGTTCTGTTACAAAACCTTCTGCGTAATCGGAACCGAAGTAAATCGCTGGTAGCAGCGAAAAGTTAAGTGGTTCCACTATCGTCTAGCCCCGACTACTCGTGACCGCCCCGCCTTTGTTTCCTTCTTGTCAAGCGCGGAGTACACGGCTTGCTCAATCTCGGCGGCGGTGGCATTAGCCTTATTAATATTCACACTAACATTATATGATACATCACCGCCTGAAGCAAGGTCGTTGATACCTTCGTTCAGTTTCTTCGTCAATGGGTTTGTGAGTACGGTTTCTCCCTTGTGCAGATTGGCTAGCGTATTGTCGTAATTGATTGTGGCACCCTTACGTAGTGCAGGAATTACCAGCCCGCCGTTTGCCATTGCAAGAATTTGTCGTGCCTGCTCAAAGCCGCCCCACACGTCCACCGAGTCTATTTTGTTAGGATTAGCGGAGTGCTGGATCTGTCCGTTACCAATGTATAGTGCGGCGTGTCCACCAGTTGATTCTGGGTTATGCAATAGAATATCACCCGCTTTAATTGCACCCATATCGCGCGGCTTACCTTCACCCGTTAATGTTCCAGTCCAGCCAACACCTTCTGGCGACCCCCAACCGTTCTTCATCAAACCTGGGTATCCTTCGTATGCCCAGTAAGCGAACGATGAACAGTCGAATCCAACACCAGGACCACCGGCGCGTTGGCCTGTTGAGTATGGTGTACCAAGTGCTTTCTTAGCGTGCTCAACGATTGTCTGTGATGTAACTCCATAAAGCAGACCGTCCTTTATTTCTACCTTACCGTCAGTGGTCGCTGTACCATCCTTTTTGGCAGCGGCGGCTGCAACCTTTTCCTTCTCCATCGACTTACGGCCAAGGTTTGTCAAATCTGATAACATCAAAGCGACCGTGCTCACCAAACCAACATTCTTTGGTGTTTCAGCAAGTGCCTTTGCTTTTGCCTCAGACCGTGCTTTTGTATCAGCCTTTTCCTTTTCATCAAGGAAGTTCTTATTGACAGGGCCGCCGGTGGCGAATCTTCCAGCGTTCAACGCATCAAATAATCCAGTTCCATACTTACTAACTGAATTTGCTTGAATGACGTACTCGCCATTGCTCAAACGTGCTGGAATAGAGTCAGACTTACTAGTTCCACGACCATTTACAGGTCCACCCGCAGCATATGCTTGGTTTTGTCCACTATTCCACAGTGCAAATTTTCCTTCACCATAATTATGCAACGCGTAGTTGATACCAGCATAAATGTTTTGATACGGATCTGTCATTCCGGCTGTCCAGTCCTGAGGGCCATAAGGACTACCAACATCCTTTTTTGACACAGCCCCAGGTGTCTTTGCCCAAGAATTAAACGTTCCGGCAATTGTTTGCATAAGCCCAAAGGAAGCATAGCCCTTCTGAGCATTTGAGTCAGTAGTGTTAACAGAGTTAGGATCTCCACCAGATTCTTGTTGTATCTGGGCCAAAATACCAGTAATATACCCTGAAGACAAGTTAAGTTCTGCAAGGACTTGTTGAACGATTCCAGCCCAACGAAGAACATTTGGATCAAATGGACCACCATTTGGATGACGCAATGAATTAACATCACCAGCAAATGGTGGAGGGGGCGCGCCATCATAAGGAATTAATCCAGTTCCTGCGGTTGGCGTTCTTGTCTGCAAATCCCACTTAGCAGGATTAGCACCGATTCGATTCGCCTTAAACATTTGGTCTAGACCACGACTATAGAATCCACCTTGCTTAGCGAACTCAATCAATCCACCAAGATGCATCCACGGTGGTGTACCTCCAGCCTCTCGTTGATTCAACGATGGCATATACTTCCACTCAAAGTGCAAATGGTCGGAACCTGCAACTCCAAGAACATCGCCAGCCTTTACGGTTGCCCCTGGCTGCACAGCAACAGAAGCAAGGTGAGCATATCTTGTTTGACCACCGTTCAAGTGTTCAATATCTACAGTGGAACCTGGACTGTATGAACCATTTTCAAATGGTCCGGCGTGTAATACATTACCGGAAGCGTAAGCAAATACTGTTTGTCCAGCATTACCAATGTCATTGACACCCCAGAATGGAAGTCCTGCCCAGCCTACAGCATGTGCATTCCCGCTTCCCTGATAGTACAAACCGTTATGACTTTGGTCGGCATTAATTGCAGCATGTGTAGCGCCTAGATCTTTTTGTGAACGTAAAATCATTGCTGCTTTTTGTTCTGGCGTCAGATTCTCTGTTCCATTGACACTAGCCGCTGACATAACCGCCGCCTTTGCGTCAATTGCTGCTTGAATTTTTTCCTGTGCTTGCTTATTCAATGCGTTGCTAACAGTTTCTCCAATAGCGCCAACAAGACCACCGTCAGCATATCTTTGGTATCTACCTTCGTTTACTTGATTTAAGAATCCAGTTCCATACCGAGCAACAGAACTTTGACGAATTACATATTCACCATTAGACAAACGGGCGGGGATAGAATCAGAAGTACCAGTTCCTGGTCCACTAATGTATCCACCATTAGCCTTTTTCAAAACATTTGCCTTCGCGGCATCACCTTCGGCAGTCTTTCCACTAGCGTAGGCTTCAACCATCTTAACCAGTTCACCATAGTTGATTGATGTGAAAGTATCGACAAGTGTTTGCCCAACCAGTTTAATATCTGCCACTGTCTGCGTTGACCACTGTTTCCATTGAGCAGTCATCGTATTGACAATCTTGGAATTTGCTTGTGCTAAACGAGTAAGGTTAATGACCTGCAATGCTATAGTGTATGCTTGATCTGCACGCATACGAGTTTCAATTATCTGAAACTGTGCAAACAATTTCTGCATCTGTAGCATCTGTGTATCAAATGATAGCGTCTTTTGGATCGACAGCAGTTGGTCTGAAGCAATGGCTTGTGCGTCCATTGTTACGCGCATTTCACCGATAGACATAATTACCGGAATGATTGCTTGTTCTAGTTTAGCGGTTAGTTCACCAATGACTTGATCAATGAGTCTAGAGAACATTCCTCCACCGATACCGCCGCCCTTTTTACCAGAACCACCAACACCAGCACCAACGGCAGCATTTCCGCTACCCATAACTCCTGCACCAACACCGGCACCAACTTCACCACCATCGGCAAATTTACCAGCATTGACGTGATCTAGGAATGCTTTACCATACTTGCCAACAGCCTTGGCCTTAACGACATATTCACCATTACTGAGCCATGCGGGAATTGAATCGGACGTTCCGGTGCCCGGTCCTGAAATATGTCCACCAGAAGCATTTCCATAGCCAGTACTTACAGTCCCATCTTGATTTAAGGTACTTTCCCAAGGATAACGTGATTGACGAGTATTTATCCAAGGAGTAGTGTCCAGTTTAGTAGAACCGCCAAAACTGTCTACAGCATATCCATTGGAACTCTGGTCACTATCGTATGACCCTCTTGCGTCAGAGAACGTGCTGCCGCCTGGTTTTAATCCAGAACCCGTGGGCAATTGAATATTTGCGAACGCCTGATCTGGCGACATTCCGAGAAGAACCTGTGCTACACCGTCTGCTAATTGTGACCACGGAGCATTCATAAAGTTATCAAAGATTCCCTTAACAATGTCTTTCCCAAGCCACGAAGCCTTACCTACCTGCTCTTCCATTTGTTGCCTAACGGTTGCAACAGGTAACTTAAGTAATGCAGCAATTGCTGTCATCTTTTCGTTCAAGTTCTTATAGTCAACATCGTTGTCAAGAATTGCGGTAATCTTTGCTGATGTCTGATCGTAACTATCTACGGCTGCTGTCTGTGCTGCGGCTGTTGCTGCCTGTTGAGCATCAAGTGCCGACTGATTCGCCTCTGTCTGTGCTGCTAATGCTTCTCTGCGCGATTCGATCATTGCAGAATCTGCTTCTTTTTGAGCGTCGAGTTGTTCTTGCATCGCGGTAGTCTTTGCGTCACGCTCTTCGGTTAATGCATCAATCTTTGCTTGGGCAGCGTCCTTAGCATTAGTATTTTGATCTTCACGGCCCCATGCATTCTGTTGACCTTCGATAGCCATCTTGGCACCAATGGCACCGAAAGTGTCGCCCTTGGCTACGGCCTTCATGTAGTTTAGTTGGAGTTCACGGAGAGTCTTGTTACGCTCATTGCGCTTTTCTTCGGCATCGAATGCTTTTTGACGAGCCTCTTCGGTTTTTTGAAGTGCCTCAATTTGATCGTCGTAGTACTTCTTGACATTCTCAATGTCTTTTTCGCGCGCCTTCTGGGCGGCTTCCATTGCCTTTTGATCATTGTCGAGAGCCTTCTGAGCCGCTTTTTGTTGATCCGCTGCGGCCTTTTGAGCATCCTTATTATCAGCGGCACCGGCTGCTGCAACATCTTCTGGATTGTTTGGGATCAACGCAAGTGCTGCTGTCTGAATTAATTGCTTTCCGGCTTGAATTCTTTGCTCTCTCACAATGATATCAAACGTTTGTTGATTTGGTGCCTCCTGCAAAGACCTCCAGTCAACCGCGAATCCTTTTACTTCCAGACGAGCAAGTTGAATAGAACTCGTATCAATGCTCGCTTGCCATTTGTTGTCTGATCCAACGCGCTGCCTTAAGCCGTCGAACTGGTGTGATACATTGCCTACGGCTGTTCCATAGGCTGCTAGTTCTTCCTTGTACTGGGGAAATTTTTGTTGGGCTGTTCTTAAAGCATTTTCAAATCCATCTATGCCACCGGCAGTTTTACCAATATCATCAATAATTTTAGTAAATGCGGTATCCATAGTAGCCGCCGCTGCGAGCGACATTGCGCTCGACGTAGACATTCCTTCGCCAGTGGTACGCAATAGGTCTGCTACTGCTTGCACCGCAACGGGCAACTTTGACAGCATTGCTTTTGCAGTTTCATCAGAAGTTGCGTAAAGAGCCTGTAAAGAATACCTAGTGCTTTCTCCAACAGAATCGTCTATTTCTTTACGTACCTTGCTGCTAGCATTAATGTAAGCCAATTTGACGCGTTCAATGTCTGCATCTCTCGGCAGGCCGAGTCTGTCACGCACATTGTAGTCATCTACTTTACTAATTTCTAGTCGTGCTTTATCTGCACCGCCAGTTATTATTTCCCTAATACTAGAACTAATATTATTTTTCTTATTACTAATTACTCCTGTATCAATTCCTGCCTGAAAGGCTTCCGCTGTTCTTGCTCCGTACTGTTTCCCTGCCTCTGCGTATGTTTTTACTAAGTCATCTCCGCGTAACTTTTCGTCATTCTTCAGCATCGAATCGACATTTTGTTGTGCTGACAATAGTGTCATCTTGAATGCTTGTTCTGGCTTAATGTTACTATCAAGACCCATACCTAATTTAAGAACTATATTTGCCTTACCGGCCTGGATAGCAATCTGATCCATGAATTCCTTGGCTTTCCTTGCGGGAACATTGTTGTTGATCAACTGTTGATACATAGTTTGTGCTGCATCAAGTGCTTGGGAATCGTCTAACTTCTTGAGTGCTTCGATCTGATCTTTCCCGTACTGATCCACCATTTTTTGCATCTCGGAGCCAAACTTAGGATCACTAGCGTATCCAGAAAATCCGGCCTGGGCTGTTAGAGTATTCTTCTTACCAGTTAAATCTTTATCCGGCGCTCCTAATGCCTTAAGTGCTTCTTGATTAAATCCGGCAGTGGCCTTATTAAATGCCACCGCCATATCTAGTACCGCCTTTGATGCATTCTTGGCGGCTTCATCCATTTTCCTCCAAATGCCAAATGTTACACCAAGGGCGGCACCAACAAATGATCCAATAACACCGGCCTGTCCTGGTAGCATTGACCCAAACATTGCGCCCATGCCACCCGCGCTTAAAGCAGAAGTAGCCATAGCGCCGCCGTCTGTACCCTTTTGCTGGGGAATCATCATGCCCATCATACCAGCGGCTCCCAAGGTAGCCGAACCCTTACGCATACGTGACTGGATCAAGGCATTACGCGCGGCTGCCTTTTCTGCGGCTACCTGCTTTTCTATTTCTGCGTTCTCTTGTGCCCTCAATAATGCTTCTTCTTCTTGTAAAGCAAGCACCTTCTTTGTCAACGCTGCCTTACTTGAAGTGAGTGCCGCTACCTCTTTTTCACGAACGAGTGTCTCGCCCTCGACTATAACATATTCTGATAGGATCTGATTAATCTTTTTGGTCAACTGTGACTTAGTTGCACCGTCCTTTAGTTCATTCCTTGCCTGATTCAAGATTTGATCGTGCAGTGCAGCATCAACTCCAGCCGCCGTCAATTGCTTCTGAGCAAATGCTCTCATTCCGGTAGCATATGCTGCCTGACCATTAGCATTTACCTTAATGCCAGCACTTCCTGGTGAACCTGCCAGACTAATCTTTGGTGCCGCCGCGTCCTGTAAGGTGGCTAACCTATTAGACGACGCTGCTAATCTTGCTTCGGCCTGAATAAGAGTTTCTGCCGATTGTGCGGCGGCGAGCAATGCGGTTTTTTCAGCGTTCGCACTGATTCCTAGTTTATCAAAAATCTGTCCGAGGGCAACCGTATCGTTGTTTAGTTTGGCCTGGTTGATGGACCAAAGATCTGCCCTAGAGACAATGTGCCCAGCCTGAGTCGTCTTGTCAAGAGTGTTAATTCTGGGGCCGTTCAGGTCTGTCGGTGCCATAGGAATTGCTTTGCGTAGATCCGCATTTCCACGATTCGACTTATCTTCAAGCAACATTGATCCGGCTCCAGAGATCATTGATCTCCATGCCCTTTGATGGTTGCCGGTTCCGACAGCGCCCAGTGCTGCTGCTTGCGCCATTACATTTGCAGCATACTGTTTTGTTGCCGAAGTGGCCGCTGCTACTTCATTACCCCACTTTGTCTGCATTTCGGTGCTATACATATATTTTTGCATTAACTTGTTCAGACTGTTTGCCGCATCTGTATCTGTGCGGGCCGCTACCATCAGCGTTTCCATTCGCTTCTTAGTCATCCCAGAGAACTGAGTAAGACCCTTGGGGTCTTGCATAATATCCTGAGACATCTTAATTGCGGCGAGTCTCTGTGGACCCAATGCTTGCATTGTGCCGATGTTCCACGATTCACCACCAGCGAGGTTGTTGGCTTTGGCACGCTGAGCAACCGTACCAGTAACAGCAGCATTTGCTCCTGTTTTCGGCATACCGAGTGCAGCACCAGTCATTGCGGCCATTGCACTTCCCGCTGCCAAGCCAACGCCAGGAAGTTTTTGCAAATCAACAATTACACGTTCCAGTGCGGTAGCCATCAGTGTCATCTGACCAGTTACCTTTTCAAATGGCTGTGTCATTGAATTAGCCATTGCTTTTGCGCCGGACATTTCTGCTGTCCATGCAGACCATCTACCACCCTTACCGGCAGCGAAGAATCCAGCAAGAGCGACCACGCCCTTAGCCAACGTTCCAAAGAAGTTCAATAGTACACCAGTGATCATAACTACCGGACCAACAAGTGCAGTAATAATCAAACCCCACTTAAGGAACTCCTTTGTTCCGTCTCCAAGACCAGAAATAGCCGACATAATTTTAGAAAAGAATCCAACGATGGCAGTCAGTGGTCCAGCAAAACCTTTACCAATTTCTGCCAGAGACATTTTCATTGAGTTGAGCGCGCGCTTGAATTTACCAGACGCAGATTCTGTTACTGTCGCGAGTTCTTGTGAAGAAATCTTTGCTAGATCTTCGACCTTCATTCCCATTAGTTCAAGAACCTTAATGGTCTGTGAGCCTTCTACACCGATGTTATTAAATAGCGCCGCCATTTTGTTGTACTGGAATCTTCCGAACATTTTGGTCATGGCTTCTGTTTTGTCGTTCTGACCAAGTTTACGGAACGCCGCACCGAATTCCGTAATCATTCCTACAAGATTGCCCTGATTCTTGTCTGCGATACCACGAATGCTGATGCCCATTTTTTCAAGGGTTTTTTGAGCATCGTTACTTGGTGCAATCATTGAAGCAAGACCAGACTTGAGTGCGTTAGCGCCCTCACCAGCAGCAACACCGCCCTCTCGCATAGCAGTCATGAACAGCGAAAGTTCTTTAATTCCGCCACCCAAGTTATGAATCGTTGCACCGGCGCGCGGAATTGCTTCGGTTAGGTCATTTAGACTCGTGCTGGTCTGGTTTTCTACCGCGTTCATAAAGTCGATAGACTGAGTGAGTTCAATTGTATTCTGCTTGAACGCTGACTGTAGAGCCAACGTTGATTTCATTGCTTGCTGACGCTCTACTTCACCAAGAATAGAAAGTCGAGTTGTTTCTCTGGTGGCATCTGTTAATGCCTTACCCTCTTTACCAGTAGCAGCAATATCCGCCATTATACCTAGAGTTTCTGTCGGAGCAGCACCCATGCTTTTAGCGAGTTCGGCAGCAAGTTTAGTCGCTTCTTCACGCACCATTTTTCCTTGCTCAACGAATTTCTCTCCAAAGTTGAGGCCAGAGCCATAAACTTTTTGAATCCTGACTAACTGCTGGTCCATCTTCATAAATGCGGCTGTCGCGGCACCCGCAAAAATAGCGATTGGCAGAGACAAACCGACCATCATCTGACGACCGGCCCACTGTGTATTCTTACCGAGATTAACCATCGACTCTGCGCCCTGATGTGCTACCTCACGGAAGATTCTCATGCGTTCTGTTGCAACGAGCGTTCTGGCAGGAATAGATCCTGGGCCGGTACCAAGGGCGCTTACTTGACTGGGAGTAAAGATGTCAGCGGTAATGTGACCCTTTGCATTTTTAGATATTCCACTGACAAGCGACTGTTGCAAACGAACCTGCTTTTGTGCGAGTTGAGTAATGGCTCCCTGCTCTTGTCGCCACTGTTTCATGGCATTGACAGACTCACCAAGTCCTAGTTTTCTTTTACTTAGTGTATCTCCGAGTTTTCCTGCCTCGGATCTAATTCTTACCTGATTTTGATAGAAGGCACCGCCCTGGGTTAGCGCATTAGCGAAACTAGTAGACGCCGCCTTGGAGTTTGTGGCAACCAATGCAGAGTTTGCGGCTTGGAGTCTTCCCACCGCATTTGTTGCTCGTGTTACGTCTTGAATGAATGGCTGAAAGTGACTCGTAACAGCAAAATTAATTGCAACGGTTTCCATTATTCTACCTCGTACAACAGACCATTATTGATGCCGAATCCGGCTTCTTCTGCTGCCCTTCCCTGCAACTCAACAACGTCATTGGCATCAGGATCTTTACCCGCCGCTTTTGCTTTGGCGCGTCGCTTGACCTCATTGAAATCACGTTCTTCCTTACTACCATTGTCGTCGAGGTCAATCCCTTGAATTGCGGCAAGGAATTTATGATCCCGATCCGTTTGTTCACGCTTGGCTTCTAGTGTTGCCAGAAGTTCCGGCATAGACAAGTTTTCTTCTAACTCTTCGTAATTTTTCCAGTGTCCTAGTGTAAACAATTCGGATTCAAGGGAGGCTAAGTCCAGAGTGGACCAGCCTACACCACCCCCGCCTCCGCTAATAAGTTTGGGTCTGCCATCTTAATACCACCGGCGATTTCAATAATCTTCCACATGGTAGGAACGTCTAGGGCTTCCTCAAGATTTTCGCGGTTGTTGGCAATGTCTGGTGCCTGCTTTTCAATTGCAACGCCACACGCCTTGACAAGAATGTCGAGGTTTTCAGTTTCGGATGCTTCTGGGTCCATTGACGCCATTACATCCATGAACTTACGGAGCAAACGGATGTTGAGAGGCTTTACGGTAACAACCGTCCCCTCTTGTAGTTCTACTTCTAGTGTGTCATAAATCTTGGTTGCCAATTTGTTTTATCCTCTCGTATTGGTAATTAGATTATATCAACACTATTTACAAATAGCAACACGACACACAAAAGCCCCGCCGAAGCGGGGCCATTGCGCTAATGCTTCTGACTATGCTGAAACGTCAACGATCTTGCCGTACGCCGAGTACGAAGATCCTACGTCTGGAAGCAGTCGGAATGTTACGGGGAATACTGTTGCCTCATTGCGCTTAAACGATTGAGAAGAAGCCTCAATGGAAATTGCTCGTGAAGCGAGGTATGCACGCTGCTTGGTGCTTACTCCACCTGGCGCTGGGCCAACGAACAACAGATGCCGCTCAATTGGAGCATCACCAAGTTCGCCTGGAGTAATGTAGATGTTACGATCATTGGCTCCACCGGCATTGTAAACGCCGATCTCCTGATCATCATCCCACACAACCAGAAGGTTTTCTAGTGTTGGCTCAGCGAGTGTTGTCTTGACCTGAACGGACATCTTCTGCTTGAAGAGCCGAGCAACGTCGAGCAACTGGTCAACCTCAACCTCACCGTAATCTGGTGAATAGGAAACCTCTACGCCTTCCTGCGTGAAGCCACAGTTCTTGAAGTAAACTCCATTGACTGCTGTACCCACGGTTGAGCCAGCGGGTAGGTTCTCTACCCAGTCGCGGTAGTTCTTTGGGGTACCGCTTGCTGCACCACGAATTCCCAGGAATGTTGCGTCTACTCCTGCGACAGTTGGTGTACCAGTACCAATGGCTACTGCTGCTGCACCGACAATAATATTACTTGTGCTATTTGTGCTTGTCATATTTTATTTTTCACCTCGCTCTCGTATAAAAAGATTTTGTATAACTGGCCGATTCCTCGTCACTGATAGTAACCGATTTGACTTTATGAAGCAAATCTTCCGTCGGAACCGACAGTGCGAGTGTAGTCATAGTCAATGCTCACCGACCCAACGAACCGGCCATCCTCTGACTTTGCACCGTCTGGTGCGTCCGATGAATTCAGGTAGCAGCACAAGAAGTTGATCGGTGAACTGGCCGGACTGGTATTGCTAAATGTATTGATGTCTCGTGCGGTAAGATCGTGTCGTCTGAATACGTCTACTAGTAGTGTTTGTAACTTGAGTACGTCAGCGTAGTTATTGGAATAAATATAGAATGTTGCTTCTTCTTTCATGATCCAATATGCTTCGCCGCCGCCGGTTCCTGTCGGAACATTTTCGTACACAATAAATGGTCCGGTCGTGGCATCATTTGTCTCTGGTGTTTGTTCTACTGGTACCACCGATACCGTTGAAGTAAACAAGTTGGCGGCGGTGATTTGCGACAACAAGTACTTACGAATATCTACGATTGCTGAACGTGAATAGTCAACGGCCATTATAGACCAGCCTCCTTTGATGCTGACTTTCCTATTGCTTTTGCTGCAGAATCGCTAGCGATACCTAAACGCAAACCTCTGTGTGCAGCCAATCTTCCAGCAACGGCCATACGCTTTGGCTGTCTAGCATAAATCTTGTTTGCCGTGACCAATGCTCGTTCTTGGAAAAACTGTTCGGCAGCCTTGGTTAAAGATCCGAATGTCTGATAGTTCTTGGTTCTGAGAACAATCAATGGTGTGGGCCTGTATGGTCCACCAAGAAATACCGTATTGCCAGAATACTTCTTGTGCTTTGCGCTCTTGTTGTTACTCAAGAATACGAGATACGCTCCATTCTTTGGTCTAATGTAAAGTGTTCTACCGTATTCAAATGCCATTGCTTTATTGGGGAATCTGTGCCTTTTCTTTGTACTGTATCCATCCCTAGCACCGCCCTTTGTTACTGTCGGTGGCACCATCATTTTTGATGGGTAGTATCTCAGGTTCATACGCATCGTAGATCTGTACTGCTGATTGTCTACCAGTAGGTTGAACAGTTTGTACGGCGTTTCACCAATATGGTTGGGTTCATAGACATGGTGGAACGCTTTATGATTAGCCGCCGCCCGTATATTGATACGATGAATAAATTGTCTCTGTAAACTCCATGCCACCTGTTCCTGCATACGAGCAACTTGTTGTGCCTCGGTCAGTGTGAATCCGATAGCGTACATCACGTTGGCAATACTCTGACTCGCGTCTGCTAGATTGCTGCGCACCATTCCTCTTTGTGCATAAAACTTTTGTGATCTAATTACGTTAGCGGAACGTAACTTCATGTTCTCTGCTTCTAGGCTACCCACCAAGGTTCTGCACCTCAGACCGGCTCAAAAATACTTCATATTCAACGAACTGTCCGAATCCGTCCGTGATAGGATCAATTCCTACCACGTCAAAGATTGTTGATTCTGTGTCTGATTCTTTCCATAGGTCTTTACTATTGATGTCTAATATTCCTGCTACACGATCACCGCGTTCAATTTCCGCACGCGTTTTTAGAATGATAGACTCATTGGTACGGTACGTATTACCGGACCATTCTTCGTTTGGTTTACCTAGGTATAGGTACGCGCGAGAGGCTTGACAAGCAATGACTGATAGCAATGACCATTCGCGCTGTGTCTGACCAGTGTCATCTACTGTTTTTGTCTGGCGATAGATTTCGGCGGTGTTAGTGTAACGAGAACCTGTTATACATCCGTACACGTTAAAGCACCAAGAATGCTTGTATGACGTAGGGGTCGAGTAACTTGTCTACGTAGAAGTTTCCCGTGCCAGTGAATGATCGTGAGTCGAATGTGATTTCTGAGTCCCGCGTCAATTTAATCTTCTCAATGTAACGCTTGCGCCACTTGGACTCTCCACAGAACCAGTCATCGACGAGTAACTTGTGGGCGTCCTTAATGTTTGATGGTACCGATTGCCAACCAAACCATCCAGTAATCTTGTAGTGCTCATTGTTGTGGAATCTACCAGAACCTGGAACAAACTCGGTGTCTGGAATCACGATGACATCCGTTTCTTCAACGATACGAATTGCGCGGGCGGTGGGGCTAATACTAATGCTGATCACATTGTCGTCCAATGCACTATCATAGATCACCGTCGAATCGTGTGAAATATCATTGATCGCACTAATACGACTATTGAGTGTCAGAGTGTCTTGTCCGTTGCCGTCTTTCCACATCTCCGCATACCACAAACCGAACTTCTGACCAGTGTATTCTTCGATCAGAGCCTTTGCAAATCGTGCGGCTTCCTGAATATCTTCATCGGTAGCATCGGCGGTGGAAGGTAGTGATTTAAGATCATCTAGTGTAGAGTATGCTGTTACTACTGAATACTCGTGCGTCTGTGTTTCAGGTATACCGCCCAAATCGTATTCCCACGTAACAATTAGATCACGCTCAATGCTAATGTCACTATTGATCAGACCAATTGTGTAGACTCCCGTATCTACTTTGGTGACCGTTGGGTTACGATCAATTGGACTGACTTCTAGTGTTGATTCTAAATTGGCTACGGGCAAAGCATCAGCATCAGTTAACACCGACCCAACCTTTACGTATAGATAAAGATCCTGAGTCTCATTACGATAGATGTCCATGCAATTATTGTATCACGCTAGCGATTATGAGTAAAAATTACGCGCTTCGCTAGGTGTTGCAATTCTGAATCCTCTCTCAGCATCAAAGATTGCCTGTGCGTCATCCTCTGGCATAGCAACGAATGGGTGCTTGCTAGTGAACGTGTAGGAGTTAACCTCGTATAGTGGATTGGCGCGGTCCATCTTGACAAGAATTAGATTCTCACCAGCCGCCGGACCTGTCTGCTTCTTCTGGTAGAACGTCTCAATCTCCGTATCTACTGGACGCTCAGAACTGGATACGTTGTTATAAATGTCCCACGTTACGCCCTCTTCCGCAAGGTGCGCAATAATGTCTGCCTTGTTCTTTGCCTTACCAAGATCGACACCGAAACTCTCCGCGATGTCACGTAGTTCGTTGACCTTCATTGTTGAAAAACTCATTTTCTTCCTCTCGTGTGTGATAACGATTGGCCCCGCCCCAATGTCAAGATAGACGGGGCCAACCTATTCAGTTATGCCAACAGTATATCATGAATTACTGATTAATGCATTTAATGGCAAAGAAGCGGTCCACCTCTCGAATGTCAATGTTATCGGCGGGATTTAAACGAAGTGCTGCTTCTCCCAATTTACTTGCCTTATACGCAGTACACAAATCATCCTGCGTTCGTTCGGACAGTAAATCCCACCGCCAATTTAGTTCTTGGTACGGACCTTGTGTGGGTGTTGCCGTCACTGTGACTGCTGGAGTCGGTGCTCCAGAACATGCGGCTAACACAAATACTAATGGTGCAAATACGTATTTCATTAGATAAGTGTATCACATCTTTCTATATCTACCGTTTTTAGGAGTAACAATAGCATCTTCCGCAGGCCAGTTGTCTTTGAGTCGTGCGTGCAGTGTACGTTTCTCAATTGTGCATCGTGGATCATCAGCCCAACCGGCTAGTGATTTTGATTCTCCGAAGGCGGTGATTTGTGGAGCGGCGGCACGCTGGGTATTAGAAGTTTTAGCATATCTATCTTTTCCGAAATCTTTCGACATTGCTTCTTCAACCGAATACCCCCGGCGAACTCTCATGTATAGCTTTTCAAATGAATCGCAATAATTTCTGTCGTCATCAAACCAGGCAGAGATATTCTTACTTTCACCAAATGCTTCATATTTTTGCTTATTTGTATTTGATAAATAATTATTGACTGTGGCTGGGCGCCGACCATTATTTTTTACTAATGTAGTAATTGCTTCCTCTGAATTCCATCCTGCTTTTATTCGACCACGCAGGGTTCTCCACTCATTAATTACACAACGAGGATCTTCAATCCACTCGGAGCATGTTTTTGCTTCACCAAATGCAGTCACAAACATTGTGTTCCTGCGATTGCGATTATTTGTTTTGGCATCTACAATTCGACAATTTGATTCGCTATAGGGACCATCGTTATCAATCCTATCTACTTGTCCACCTTCAAACCAGTTTTCTTTGTACCAGTTAAAGAACGCTGTGGGATTATTTATCCATTCTTTATCTACAGTGATACCTCTTTCTCCATAATTGTAATAATTCTTATCTAAACTATTAAAGCATCTTTCCAACATATGACTATATGTGCGAGAAGCCCTTACGTTGAGCACCTTATCTCCTAAAATACTATTGGGAGGGCAAGTTTCCTTGCCCTCCCTTTAGTATAACAAAGATTGATTACTTTGTCAAGTTACAGATCAAGAACTGACCTTAATATTTTTACATACCACGTAACTATCCAAATTCTCAACCTGGCAGCCAACGCGAGTGAATACTGTGTACTCAATCGTGTCCTTCTTTGGCTTGTACTCACGATGCACAACGATGTCACGCTTGATGCCAACAATCCGGTTATTGGGGAATGTTAGATCGACGCGGCCATGCTCACCAGCGGCACCAGAGTATGTACCATCAAGATCCTCCTTGAATAGAGGAACCTCAACGATTGGTACTCCGAATGCGTATGGGTACTGTCCACCGGCGCTTCCCTGTGGTCCTGATGGATTACCCTGGATAATACCAGAGGCAATGTCATCAGGAGTTCCACCAAGTCCAATTGTTGTCAGGTTGTATAGGTAATCCTGAATTAGATTGGAGCCTGTGTAGAAGCGTAGTTGGTTCCGACGCTGCTTGTAGATACGTGGAAGTGCCTTAAGAGCAGCATTGAACGTAGCCTTTGAAACTACGGCACCACCTCCCTCAACTACACGTCCACCGGCAAGGGCTAGGGTATGGAACCCGTCAAATGCCTTGTATAGTGGATCGCTTGTGAGAGTAGTGTCACCATTGATCAAAAGATCTTCAATGTCGTTACCAGCCTGAGTTGCCATAAGACGTGCAATGTGATCCTCAAGAGCATCGCCCTCGATGTTATCCTCCAAGGACTCTGTTGACAGTTCCCAGTCTAGTCGCAACTTCTTGGTTGTCAGAGAGATCTTAGTGAATGTAGCATCACTGTTTACACCAGTGTCAACTGCTTCGGTTGCGAGACGCACCAGTTTCTGACCAACACCGATCTTGTCGATGTCAACCGTATCGGACTTCATCCGAATGGTACGAGCGTCCTTAGCAATAACTGTGGCGTCCCAGATGTAGTCAATAAATCGGCTGGCTTGTTCGGGGTGGAGCAAACCACCACCATCTGCACCAACCTCAGTAGTGCGTACTACCTTTTCTAGAATATCTTCGCTCATTTGTTTATTTCACCTCTCTTTCTATTTTGTATTTTTCACTTCAGAGTTCTTCGGCAGTGAGGAACGAGCCAGCCCACAAACTCTTTTTGATTTGATCTGATTCACGGCCAAGTTCACCAGACTTCTTGATTGCAGTCTCACTTTCTACAGCATCAATGCGCTTGGCTACCCCGCCGAATTCCTCGACGGCAGTTGCAAGTTCACCCTTGAGTGTAGTAATTGTGGACTCCAAAGATTCAATTTTGCTGTCGAACGCCTCAGTCGCTTTGGCAACTGCGGAGTCAACGGCTTCAGACGCGGCCAACACTGCCTTTTCGGAAATTCCTCCGACAGCCTCGGTCATAAATGTCTTAAGATCTGCGATGAGTGCGGCGGTATCCAGAGTTTCTGGGGCATCCTCTACTACGGAGTCCTCAGACTTTTCTACCTCTTCGGTAACTACCTCTTCGATCTGCTCAGCAGATCCCTCTACCGACTTCTCAACTTCATCAACTACAACTTCTTCTGTTTCCTTTGTCATATCAACACCTCCTTTGCTAATGCTCTCCTGTACGGGAGCAACAGAAGTACCACTAGCAAGTTTGCTAATGTGGGAATTGACCACATGCCGCATTTTTTCTGTTCTGTCGGCATCGGATTCAATCCAACCAATATTCTCCATCGGCTTTTCACAAGAAAAGCACCCTGGAGCAGTCTCGTTTTTACTGAGTACGGCGACTTGATCGTCACCACACCAGTAAACATTTTCTGTCTCAACATTCACGGCGATACCGCTGGCAACATCGTCACCATCGGCCACCTTTTGAATGGAAACCACATTAGCCAGTTGATTCGCTGGGTTGTCTACTAAACTAAGTTCGTGCAAGTCCATTGACTTGATTACTCGTACTAAGGTGTCTGATGTATTATCGTATACGTCTTCCGCATCGTTAATACTACCGCCGATTGAAAAACCGGTGAGTGTACCATCTAATACCTTTTCCCAAGTATCCTGAGCGCCCGTGCTGACATAGGCAGTAACGTAAACGCCCACGTAGGTCTTATTGGTTTCTGTGTCATATAGCGGTTGCTGCCAGAATGACACCACCTTGCCTACGGCGATAGGCTGATGCATTTCGCGGATATTTCCACGGAAACGATCAAATGCTTCTGATGCAGCCTCAGCCGTAACTACATCACCCTGCGTATCCAAATTGTCTACGGAGGCATAACCTGACACGGTTCTTTGTTCTGTGTCAACCTTATTGAAGGGCATGGACAGCGATACGCGGCCATCTTTAGAAGCCCAGTGTGCTTTAGTAATCTCCATATTAGTCAGATAGTAACAGTAGCAATTTCAAAAAGCAAATTACTCTCCGTAACTATGGCGTTGCTCTCCCTTCACCCTTTGGCTGACGAGCATTTCCTGGTCCATCGGTGGCGTTTGCTTGACGTTCCTGTGCCCTTTCGTCATTCTGGTTTGCCGTTTGGCGCTGGTTGGCTGCCTGTTGTGGCTTCAAGTCTACGACTGAATCACCGGAATCAATTCCTGGCATACCCTTGCGCGCGCGCACCTCGTTCGGTAGAATTGTTTGCATACGCAGATACCGCTCGTCAATTCGTGACTGCGTATCTTCATCTGTCAGTGTCAACTCGTTCAGTTTAATGACGTGCGTGTCAGTAAATTCCTTCATGATCTGATTAAGTTTCTTCTCAAGGTTCCGCTGGATGGGTCCACAGACCTGCTCCTTGAATGTCTTGTCGGCATCCTTAGCAATGGCGAGCGATACTCCATCAGGAATACCAATCTTGCTAATGGGTACACGATGAGCCATGAGAATCTCGTCACGGTTCAGGTTGTGGTAACTATCGAACGATGAGTCTTGTACTCCGTTCTCTACCGCGTCTAGTTTCAGTTCAACCTTTCGGTTGGGATCATCGGCGGGTAGTGGAATGTATAGACTGCGATGATTCTGTCCTTTGAGGTTAGTCTCGAAGAACTCTAGTAGCCGCCGCTCGTTTTCCTCATTGAGTTTGGCACCCTTAAGACTAATGATGTATCGTGGTACTGCTTTGTTCTCAAAGTACTCTAGATTGAAACGACCAGAGAATTCATTACCAGCCACCGCCGTTTTTGCTGATACAATGTCTGGTACACCGTAGTAAGTGCTCGTTGGCGTGTACTTCTTGATATGAATAACCTCGTTGGGACGCTTATCCTTGCCCAAGGGGTCTGGTGTTTTCTGATCACCGAAGTTGCGGAAATATGTGGCCTTATTGCTAATGATCTGAATGAATCCGTCGCGATTCAGTCGTACGCGCATGTAGACTGACGGAATGTGACCGATGTATCCGATGCGCCCATTGGTGGTACGACCAATCTCAATGTACCCATTGCCAGTGGCTTCAAGGTCCGTCACGGCCTTCATCAATGTTTCGACGAACAATGAGTCCTCGTTTAAATCATCAATGACAGCGATCAATGCTTGCTTCTGTGTATCTAACTTGACTCGTGTACGCTCTAGTTTCTTTTCGTCAGAGATGGTACTGAGTTTCTGCTTCACCGCCGGTGATTCTACCAAGTCGTACCCAAGACCAACAGTGTTGGACACCTTGGCGTCTACGGCGGCATGATGGAATGACGAAAGTTCGTATAGTTTAGACAGGTAACTCAAATTGTATCCTGGGGATGCTACCTGGAATACGTCGTACCCCGACATAGTTTCTAGTTCTACCTGCTTGGATTCTGAGCCAGTCCCGCGCAAGAACTTCTGTGTGATACGCTTTTTGAGTGCTGGTCCTAGACCGTCCATTTTGCGTACTTGCTCTGGACTGACTTGAAAACTATCTTCAACATCTACAGTTGCTACGCGTTGTTTACCGATACTAACGATTTGAACGTCTCCGTCGTCCTCTACTACACTAGCCACGCTTCTTAACCTGCTGCTCCCGATAGGCTTCCTTCAAAGCACCGGCGTCATGATCGTCTGGAATTAATCCGCTCTTCAAACGATTAGTCTGGTTCTCGTGCTCTTCGTCAGTAATTCGGCGGTGGCCTGGAAAGAACTGTGGCGCTCCTTCAGTCACTCCATACGAACGTACTGCGGCACCAAGTCGTGAAATCTTGTTCAAGTCACCGAACTCTGATGGGACATTGAGGAAGTTACCCTGATCGTCACCAACAAATTGTCCGTTAGGCATCTTCCACAGATACAGGCCAAAGCGGTCATGATCGTCATATACTACTCGCGTTTTTGAATTATTCATACTGGCATGATACACAATTGCTTATCACAAGTCAACTTTGGACTATTGACTGGACGGAATCAGTGTTCTGGGCGTAATAATTGTCCGATAGGCTAACGATTCATACGTTACAGGATCAATTGCTTCTGGTACAATTACGCTTGTCCCCATTATGTCATCTACTGTTGTCGATGCCTTACCAAATAGTTCCTTGTAGTCATTTGTCGTTGTCGTGGCGGTGGCGGTAGACTTCTGGAACCATACACTATCGAATGACCAGTATCCGTATTCAGTATTAGTGTATGTCATTCCGAAATTAGCCTTACGGTTGGTCTGGGGGTAGATGGCAAAGTCGTTGGTCAGTGTTCCGACAATGTGTTGCCATCCCGCCGTTGGCAGCAATGTGTTGGCTGGCGTATCTACGCCATTAACGTAAACCTTGTTAAATCCCGTAAATTTCAATCCGGTTCCGTCGTTGTTGATACGGTAACGGTTTACCCCGTCATAGTAATCAAATAGCGTGTAGGTTCCGGTCTGACTGAATCCTGATTCTGGTCGCACCAACATACCTACTGACTTGTACTGGTGTGGTGCAGTGAATGGCGCGGGTGAGTTATCAACAATCAATGGGATAGTTCCGGTACCTTCGTTAAACACCGCCGAATCTATTACTGCGTCTTGTGGTGTACCGCTAGAAAACACTACTTGAACTTTTGCGTATGCGGCGGTAGCAGACGCAGTTCCAGAGATGTATACGGGAGTAATAGCATTAGTCAGAGTATGGGATGCTGACGTTGTTGTGGTTCCAGCCGAAGTGTCGTCGTCCTTGTACCAAAGTATACTCACCGTTGCGGTAGCGGCGGCACTCGCTTTGACATACGCACACACTGAGTATGGCTGTGAAGCAACCACCGGCAATTTCTCCGTACATGTTAATGTCACCGATGTAGTGAAAGGAATCTTGAATGCATACCCAGAATTCAATGTGGGGTCGGTGTAGACTTCTTCTAGTCCATTAGTTGTTGACCAATCACCGTAGTCGCTGAACGACCAATTGGATATAATGTTATCGCGCGATATATCTGGTGCGTAGTAGAATCCACCATTGTTGGCAAACCGCAGGCCGGTGTTCTTGGTACAGTCAATTGGGTAACTATTGAGTCTTGGCATAATGTAGTTGCCGTACGGATATAGTTGCTCTGTGCTATCAATAGACTTAAGCGTACCGCGATCCTCAATTGCCGCATCTAGCGAATAGAGTCGTGGAACATCATCCTCTGAGTCGTACGTCTCAAACGATACCTTGATGGTAGTGATTTCTGCTACCGAGTCTCCATTGTTCACGAACGTGGGAATCTTTGCACCGGCCTCAATTGCTGCACTATAATTCACACCGTCGTCTACGGATGTCTGCACAGTGATATTGCTCAGTTCTGGTGACCATGTTACCCGCGTCATATCTGCTGTTAGGTCACGCGCACCATCGTCATCAAACTTAGAAGACACCAATTCAACTGTTGCGTACCCGCGCTGATACACTTTGTATTCTGACGTAATGTTGAGTGGCAATGAGCAGGCTTCCATAATTGTTGTACCTGTCATAAAACTCAGATCATCGGTGTCGTCTAGATTTTGTATTGCCTTTACATTTGATACCGTAACGTAGGAGTAGTTGTCATCATTAACACTACCGCCGATATAACACGTTGCACTATCCAGACCTGCGGAAGTATCTGCGTCTAGAGTCGCCGTCTTTGTTGTTGTCACGGCTAGATCATACGAACTGAGCACGAAGGTGTTGCCCCGACGCTTGACCATAATGTTGAATACTGTTGTGGGGAACGACGTACCGTACGAAGTGTAGTCAATTGATGCGCTAGAGATTTGATCACCAACGATATACTCAAGTGTCAAGTATGACTTGAGTGTTCCAGACACGTCCTTGAGTTCACGGAACACCGACAGTCTAGCGGCACTTGACTGCAAATCATACACGTAGAATCTCTGGGTATCAAAACTGTCAGCGTTTTGAGTGTAGCCATTAAACTTGAACGTACCCGATATTGCAAAATCTCCACTAATCAATCGTGTAATTGATGAGAACTTGATAGCCGTTGACGTGAGTGCGCAATCGGCTGTTGCGAATGTTACTGATTCTGGATGTACCGCAACGGGGGCGGTGTAACGAACTAATCCAATAGTACCCGCGTCTACGCTAACATTGTTACGAGTATAACTTTCCCACCGATCTTTTCCTGGTGACGTAACACTGTTTAATACCGTACGATTATCATTGCTGATATCAAAGTATGTAGTGTCATCACTGAAGTAGTTCAATAGATTGTCTTGTGATTGTACTTGTGTGTGGGCATGGTTCTTGATTAAGTCTACCTTAGCATCAGAGTTATACACCGCCACATTTGAGATCCATGACTTTCCGTGAATTTGGCGGGTACGATATCCGTCTACATTATCGAAGTAATCCGGTACATTAATTGGTGATGACTTTACTAGAGTACCGTCCAAATAGATGTCTACGTATCCATTGTTAATTCGTACCGCCAAATGGTACGACGCAATCTCTGGCACATTGTAAACTACTTTGTCTTCGGTGTATTCCCATGACTTTGTACGTCCACACAGTTTGACAACGATTTGTCCGTCCTCATAATAAATACCTGAATTGTTAACTTGTTTAAATACAGCCTCTGCTTGAGCGTATGTTAATGCTGCTGGCCGTGATAATTCTGCTCTGACCATCGTTGCTGTTCCACCAGAAACATATGCAGTATTGCTTTGTGTTTTTGTTATCGTAAACGTATCCGTTCCTACCGACGTGATGGGCATACTAAAATTATATGTAGTTGGAGTTACGCCAGAAACATTTACCATTTCATTTACCGCAAAGTTGTGCCCTGGTGCTGTATATGTCACTGTTGTACCATCACGAGTAGCACCAGTAATCGTAAATGAAGACTCTGAAACACTTCTAACAAAAGTACTATCGTATGGTCCACCAGCAGTTGAAAATATTTGAGTTCCTGGGAATACTTGATTTTTTGAGAAACAGGTAAGTGTACTTGATCCACTAATTGTTGCGAATGAGTATGAGGCGTTCATGCTATAATTTTTATATGACTCGTATAGTGCTACCGACGAATCATATGCTTCCGGCCTAAAGATGCATTCAAAAATGAACGGCTTTTTGTCTGCCACTCCAGTCCAAGGTCTTACTGGATACTCAGTAGTATTTGCAGGAATAAAATCTGTAGTTCCTGGCAAAGCAAAATCAACAAATGTATTTTCTACGAACGAACATTGATTAAATTTGACTACATCATTGGTCGCGCCAGTTCCAGTATAAGAGTAGTAAACTAGTGCCTTTGCTGCTCCTGGTGGAGCCATAGATGTAACATTTAACCTACCTATGTTCCCAGGCTGTAATGATTTAGAAATCATACTGTTGGCATTATTCAGCACAACGCCAGACGCATCAAAAAACTGTAAGTACATCCACGTTGTTCGAGAATTGTTCTCAGTAATGTTTGATGATGCAGTATAAGTTTTTCCAGGTTCTACTGATAATTTCGTGGAAGTGTAGGCATATATTCCAGCAGAACCAGTAGCAGTTTGCACAAATTCTCCTCCAGTTGCTGTAACTGTCGATCCAGAGTAAGCCAACGATGTTGTTGACGATGCTGCCGCATGATTAGCAAGGACTAGATTCTCCGTCTTACGCTCAGAGTACTTGATAATATTATCTACTGGATATGCAAAATCTGATACACTACCCTGAAAAAACCCCATCTCGTCAACATAGTGGGTGTCGCCAGTAGTTGGCGAAGCAATGTTAAATAGCATTGTAGCGTATGCTGCATTACTTGGGGCGGTGGCAGTAATAGTATAATCCGTCCACACACTATTAGAAGTTGTTACTGTTGCTGAAGGATTCGCTGATATATAAACACCATCACTTTTGTACCATCCAAGTTGAAGAAAGCACGCGCGGGTAACAGAATCTGACAAGCAACTCAATTTAGCAGTGTACTGCTTTCCTGGTGTAATCGGCATTGAAGACAAACCAGATCCAAAATATATTTGAATCTGTGCGCCAGAAGAATAGACAACTTTCATTGAATGTGTTCCGGTTTTATGCTTAATGCTATTAACGTACGGTGTTGCACCTACTGTCCATAGTCCAGTTGCCATCCTTAAGTCACCAGATATTGATGCCATTGAATTGTCTGGAAGCATATTACCTGGACCCAATTCAATAGACTTGTAACTATTGGCTGCTTGGGGATATTGTACTAGATCACCGCCGACGAGCGCGGTGTTTGCGTAGAATGAGTTATCCGTAGCGTTCTGTCCTGACAATGATTGTAAGTCCCAGTAGCCGCTAGGATTGTCGGCAATGATTTCGTCATAAAGTGTCATCTTGATTTTATTCTACTGTAATGTGCGTACAAAAGCAACGAACCCCGCCTTGTGAGCAGGGTTCGGAGCCAATGGCGGTAACCATAACCAATCCCAAGGTCTGCACGTTGGCAACACTTAGGCTGGCCGGTATCTATTATACCACGTTACTTCTTCTTACGCCGACGCTTTTTAGTTTTTAATGGCGGGCGTTCCGTAAATTTGTTACCCTGTTCTGGGTATGGTCCCGTTACGGTTTCAGTAGTGATTGTCATGTCAAAATCATACCATATTCTGTATGCTATTGACGAGTTACTACGGCGTGTGCTTTACCAACTAGTTCTTCTAATTGGGCGGTGGTTTGTGGACCAAAAACACGGTATACTTCTCTACCGCCGATATAGATCAATGTTGTTGGCACCGACGTTACCTTGTATCGCTGAAAGACATCTGGCTGTTCGTCAGCATCAACGGTGAAGAACTCAGCATTATCTGTTTGCTCACTGAATTGCTTAAACACCGGCGCGTACTTCTTGCACGGGCCACACCAATCTGCGGTGAATCTAATTACTTGCATTATGGAATTTCACATCCTCCGGCAGCACAGGCTAATTCTTGAGATCCAGTAGTGTTATCGTCACTCTCGAAGAATGATAAATCCTGCCAACGAATATTTTTTGGCATTGCCTCCACAAGTTCATCATATTTTTCTTTTGCAATCTCTTGATAGGGAGCCTGCCGGTACACATGATCTGTGGCCGGTAGGAAAGATACACCACCAATATCATTAAAATGATCGTATACCCAGGCGGCAACTCTTACCCATTCATCTTCATGGACATTGATGGTAATGGAAGGATTATGTTCTGTCCAATTATCACGATACATCTTCCATAAATCAAGATGTTGCACCGCAGACAAATCTTTCGTCACAATAGCATTAGTCGGTGCCGCGATTGGAAATGAAAATACTGTAGTGTCATCCGGCTTCATTACGTCCGGCTCATATGGAATGCCAGACTCTTTCATCATAATCGTCAATGGATCTTTATTATCGCCACGCACTGTTCTGACATAATACGGAGAGTACCAGGGATGTACCCCAGACGACACATTCGTCAACTGCGACACCGTATTGTGTGAACGGAGTGCTCCAGCATAAAACCAATGACTATTTTCTACCTCGACATCGAACGTTTCTTGAATTGCTCCCGGTTCTACAGAAATAACCTTTCCGAAGAAAAACTTTCTTCTGTCTCTATTCTCACACATAAATGGAACGGCACATTTTGACATCTTCACGGAATGTTTCTTTACTAAAGAAAAACGCTCAGTATCGGTAGCGCCGGAAATATTCATTAGCCAAATAGACTTCTTGTCCTGATGATTCTTTCCCTGTGTGTTATGAGAACGACCAAAAACAATTCCCACCGCCATTGCAATATCCTGTAGATGCCGAGAAAATTGTGTATATGATGTTGCGACAATAACCTTAGCCTCGCCATCAACCACACTAATACAACCATCCGAATCTACCAGTCCGGCAATAAAAGCACAGATAGTCTCAAAACTAGATTCCCTAACCACTAGTGGTATGTTCGGCAATTCCTTGCGCTTTTTTCCGTCTAGCGACTTGTCAATACCATTAACAAGAAAGAAATCGTAAATATCTCTCGATCCAAACTCCAACCTCCAAGCATTTCTATCTGCACAACTAAAAATATTTACACTCTTGTCAAACTTCTCTTGAATGATGCGCTGGGCTTTTTCCAAATTATCAAAATTTTCATCAATGAATCTAATTCTTCCCTTATCACCCTGCATGGTTCCGTCCCCCCAAATATATCCAATCAACCAGGCAAAGTCTGGGTCCATTTTGCCTGGAAAGGTATGTCTCTTCACATTAGAATAAAATTCTTTTGAACCGGTTTTTAATTCCGCGTCTACTGTGTTTGAATAGCAACCGATATCTGACTCAATAATCATTCCTGGGACAAGATCCTTTGTCTCAACCCATCCATCATGCGACGTTTGTCCGACCTTGCCTGCATTGTTACGATAGTTGTCTATCGTACGCCATTTATGATTAAAAGTTGCATCAATCTCTACTCCGTACGATAACTTCACCTTGAGTGTTCTGGCTAGACCATTCTTGTAAGATTTACTAATCTTGTCACCATTGATAGATGTTTTTCCAGTGATATCCTCCCATTCTCCGCCGGACGCTACTAGTTCTTCGAGTGTATAAATACCTTCGTTCGCTGTGACAATAGCATTTTTTGGTCGGCACCCGCTGGGCTTATTGCATGTCACAGCCACACTTGGATTGATACCAATTGTTTTTGCTTCTATACCATTTGTAGTAACAGCAATCTGTCTTAGATCGGACAAGAATTTAGCATTCTCTTTGCTGACATGATTAGTCAAATCATTTCCAAACACACCAGTCAGAGAAACTCCAAGCAATCGTTCCTCTTCGGTATTGTGCTTCCACGCTTTTCTAATATATTTGAAGTTGGTCAATGACGCTTGCCATGTTCCAACAATTGCAGCCAGGCGTACTTTTTCTTTCAAGGTTTCTTCTGTATCATTCTCACGAACAACAACTTCCGATAGGTTGCAAAATTGATTTGAGCGCAAAAAAATCTCGTGGCATGGGTTTGCTCGGATACCATTCTTAAATTCGCGTCTGCCAAATTTTTCAAAGTGCGACTTTATTGCCTTTTCATTTGTCATCCCCCGCTCACCCGACTTAGATTCGTAAAGATTCCTCCATTCCCTTAGGAACTGTGCTACCGAGGGGGTATCTTTATACACCGCCGTATTATTTGCCAAGGCCCGCTGAGGATTATCTTCCCACCAGTTTCCAGACTTTGCTTTGGCCATCTCAAAATCATCAAGATCGGAAAAAGAGATGAGGGCTGCGCGACGCACACCACCGACTACGGTAACTTCACCTACCTTACACATGAGATCATGTGCTTCAATTGACTTCAACTTTCGCCCTCTAGCATTTCTAAATGTGTTTACGGTAAATTCAAACAAACTTTCTAGAGGCCCCGGACCACTCGAACGCCCCCCAAAAACTTTCAGGCGCTCGCCTGCCGCACGAACTTGAGAGACATCCCACTGTGGAATCTGTCCCGAATACAGTAAAGCAATTAGTTCACGATACGCTTTTGCCCATCCTAATTTACTATCACGCACGACAATAACAGTTTCCGTCTCAAAAAATTCCTCGGCCACCGCCGGTAATTGAGAGATAAATTGGCTTTCTACGCTAAAACCAACCCCCGTACCATTCATCAGAACATATAGTGCCTCGTCAAAGGAACGTTGATGGTCAACGCCGATGAATGAACAATTAAACCCAGCAATATTATCACGTTCGAGTGCCGGACCCGCTGACATTAGTGCTCTCATTGATGGCATTACGTCAAGATTGATGATAGCCGAGCGGACATCGTTAAAGACTGATTTATCGTCATAGAACTCACCCACCTTATTCTCCATAAAAGTCATGTAGCGATCTACGGTTTCCACCCATGTTTCACGGCGGTTCTCTTTGTCTAGCCATCGAGCATACCTAGACAAGTGGATAAAGTTTTGATAAGGATTTACAAGGAAACCCTCGGCATTGACAACAGACATGAATACTCCTATAAAATTTGTGTGTATGTCTAGTATACCATACGAAAACCCGCATGGTACTACTTTTGACTTCTTTACTCAATCTTTACTAAAGCGTTTGAAGAGTGGTTGGAACGCCTTATACGTCTGTCGTGTCCAGTCATATTCAAAGTGAATATTGTGGGACTGCTCGTAGGCTTTGTCAGCAAAATGGTCAAAGTTCTCAACGGCGTTAACAATCTGTCGTTTCAGTGAGGCACGGTCAATACCAAACACGTCACCAGGATGCTCATAACCCCACGGAGAAGGCTTTAGAAAATCATCTA